ACCAGCGATTCGTTTATACCAGGTTGAATTTGTTGTATTATACCATAAAACAGCAGTCAATGGAACTGAACTATCTGGTGTGTCAGCACTGGCTTGTGCCGCGGCAAATGCATACTTTGATGCTCTGTCATATGTTACTGTTCCAATATTATATGTTTCTGTTACCATTTTGTTTCCAGAAGTGATAGTAAAGACTTCGTATGGATTACCGTTTGTATTTCCTGCAAACAACTTAACTTTTGTATTATCTTTGTAACCCGCGGTAGTGTAGTAGTCATCATATACATGTGCCGCCAAAGTTTTATATGTTATATCCGTTTGTGTGGCTAATGTTGCTAGTTCGAATGATGCTGTTACTCTTACTGAGAAGTTAGCAATATCTGATAGTCCTGCTGGTGCGCCAATAAAGACATCGATAAGGTCATTCACTGCAACTGCGTGTGTCCAGAAGACAATTTTATATGTGTTACCGGATGTGTTCGTAACTGTAACGTGTTCAGCATCAATAAAAGAACCAGTTGCTGTTCTAAGAAGAACATTACTAGTTGTAAGTGCTGTTGCACTTACTATAAGAAATTGTCCATATGGATATTGTTTGAACTTGATGTCTTGGTCTAATGTGTTAATGTTTAATTGGTTTTGATTACCGGGTGTACTAGCATCTGTGTCTGCATGTTGGAATGGCAAAGTAAATGTATACTCTGTAGTTCCAGCATCATACGTTGTCACTATTCCTGTTCCACTTTGTTCAACATTATCTGTTGTATCAATAAACGCAAATTTGCTACCAGCATTACTAAAATAAGTAGTTGATGGTTTTCCTTTAAATCCGAAAGTATTTAAATCTGCTGTACTAATTGTTGCAAAACTACTGTCTGCATTAGAGTGATTTTCAGAGCCAGAGTAGTTAATAGTAACATTTGTGTTTGAAAGATTAGTATCTGTTGAGGCTGTTACTGTACTGTCTAGTCCTATAGTAGAACTTAAAGATGTCACAGTAGATAAGTCATCAATTCTTAAAGTAAGAGTGTCAATTCCATCACCTAGGCCCAAATCTGTTGCATCGCCTATAACTTTACCAGCAGTTGTTGAGGGTGAATATATTTGTGCTGGCAATAATGGATATTCTATACCATCTGGCGATACAAGAGCATGTGAATATCCTGGATTAGTTACCGCACCATTTGTTTCGATAAAGTTATATGTTTGTCTCGCACCGGTGTGTTGATATATTGCTTTAAATTCTGCACCTGTAGTATTGTATACCACAGAACTAGATACTGGTGCTTGTCCTACGACTACGGTCGGAGTAGTACTACTCGTTGAGTAATCACTATTAGTTTGGCCTGCTAAGTAGTTTAAAAATATAGTATCTCTTTGAGATAGATTTGTTTCGTTATCAACTACACTAGTATTGTTGCCATAGAAAAACTTAACTTCATCTCTACTTTCAAATGCAACTTTTTTACCAGTAAACTCTGCCATGTATTCTGATTCATTGTCTCTAATTCCAGAGGTATAGTTGAATACTACGTGTATTTCTGAAGGAGTAGAACCAGTGTGAATTTGCCATTCCCATTGTTGTGCCTTACCGGCTACTAATCCATACTTCAATGTAAATGTTGTTTCTGAAACACTATCTACTTTAGCCTTAATTGCGGTTACTTCAGCGTCATTAAATTTTGTTCTTACACCTCTTATAATTTTTACAATAGTTCCATTTGATGGTATTGATTTATCAAGTGTGTAGTTTGCTGACAGGTCGGAAAGTGGTGCTCCTACTTCTCCAACTTTTGCATATGTTGTTATTTCTCCAACATTTAGTTCAAAAATATCACCTTCAAAAACTTTTGCATCTATTGTAGAATTTACTACCATTGAATTGCTTGTTGACACTGTAAATGATTTTGCTACTGCTACATTTATGCTAACAGCACTGTTGTACTTATAATAAAATTGATTTAAAAGACTTGGATGTTTGATTGCTCTTGTAAGTTCATTTCTTATGAAATTATCACTTTTGCCTTGCTCTTTATTATAACTTAGAGGAACTTTTACTACTTCATCTTCAACGAATAAACTTCCATCTGAGCCCGTCACACTTAAATTTGAGTGATGACCCACTACATCGTCTGTCTCAAAGTAACGAGATTTACCAGCAAATGATGTATTAACTGATTTTACTTTTCTAACTACATTAGAACCAAGACTTAATGGATATACATTATAGTCTTGTGCGTTTACCATTCTGTCTTGTGAGTAATAACTTCTAGGTGCAATTCTACGCACACTTGCGTATGTCTCACCAGAATAGTTTTCAGTGAAGTCTTTAGTGCTTGTTAGTGTGAATGTTAGAGTATATGTTCTACCGTCAAAACCTACATATGGAATTGATATTGTTACATCATTTATATCTCTTGCTTCTACAGAAAAGTTATCATTATCTACTGTTCTAAACCACGTTCTGTATCCACCTGATGCGGCATTACCAAATACACCATCTGGATAATTTAATTCGATTGAATTGTTATCAATTGAAGTGACACTTACAATGTCGCCCGAACCTGTTCGTAAAGCATTATAAATTGCAGTTTCACGTGTATCATTATCAACTTTCGTTACACTTGAAACATATGTGTTCGCCGAGTCTGTTTTTGTTACCCAAACATCGCTATTTGATACGTCTATTGCATTTATTTTTTGTCTTCTATTTGAAATTACTGTTTTATAATTTTTATCTTCATAATTCAATTGACCAGCACAAGCATAAACAAAGAATCCCGTTCTGTCACTAGCAGAACCTAAATTGTCATTTCTGTTTATAAGTGTAAAGTTTTTAGAAAGATTTGGTTCGTCTTCATAAATTCTTGATAGTTCTTGGTCTAGCACAACACGAACTGCTTCAAAACTTCTACTAGAGCCACTAATTGAAGTTGTAAATGGATAATTTATGTTCTTTGCTGTCGCATCTTCATTAATTTCATATAAAGAATAATCTACATCATCGATTTTCATTGTAGAAGACGGACTTTGAATTTTTGTATTTCCAGCGAATGAAGAGTTTAGAACACTGATAAAGTTCTCATACCAATCAGCATTATTACTGTCATTCCAGTTTATAAGTTTGCCAGCAAGAGATATACCTTCATTGTCTAATACATCTTCAGACGTTGTAACGCTAGAAATCTTCATAAATCCTTTTGCGTTTATTGGTCTTGTTTTGTTATATCCAAGTGATTTTGCCATTTGAAGAATACTAGTTCTGCGTTCAGCAGTGTCCATGAAATTCTCACGAGTATTCATATCCAATCTAAATGCTAAACTGTGTCCCATGTATGCGACCAAATCTAATACTGCAATAAACTCAGAACTTGCTACGAAGTCATTAAACTTCTCAGGATAAGTCTTTGCTGTATAATCTAGCAGTGCTGTTCTTATTGTGTCAAAATCATATGCTTTGAGGCTGATGTTGGTAAATGCGGTATATACGGCTGTCCAACTCTCACTTGCGAATAGATTGTCTGTACGTTCTTGGCTCATAATGGTCTCTCTATTATTCTCTATCTAAGTCGATAGCCAATTCTACTGTCTCGTTTGTTGGTAAAATTGAAATTCTTAGCATAGCGTTTATTGTGTGGTCCGAGTCTGTAACTTCACAACTGATATAGTTAACTCTCGGGTCATCATTTACAATATTGGTTAAGTCTTCTTTAATTAATTCCTTTGTTTCGTCAGTCAGAGGTTCAAATTTCATTAAATGAATAATTGACCCATAATTAGGCAACATTACTCGTTCGCCCTTACGAGTCATGATATGATTCATTAGGTCTTCAATCACCAAGTCCTTGTCTTGTAACTCGTGATTTATTGCATTTATGTTTTTGGTACTGAAACCTGCGAATGTTGGCATATCTATTATTTTCTCTGTAGTTTATGTTACATGTATTTATCTCCACATAATATTCGTAGTTTTAGATTGACAATTGGATGCAATTCTGTTATTATAGTACTAAATAATACTATTAATCATATTAAGGATAACAATTCATGCCAAATCTAGTACCAATGGTCGTTGACCAGTCAACTAATGGAGAGCGTAGTTACGATATTTTCTCTCGTTTATTAAAAGAAAGAGTTATATTTCTGACTAGTGAAGTGAATGATTACCAGGCAGACTTAATTTGTGCCCAATTATTGTTCTTAGAAGCAGAAAATTCAGACAAAGATATACATTTTTATATCAATTCTCCGGGCGGAGCAGTAACTTCTGGCATGGCAATATATGATACTATGCAGTTTATTACTTGTCCAGTAGCAACTACAGTAATGGGACAAGCATGTTCTATGGGTTCACTACTAGCACAATCGGGCGCAAAAGGCAAAAGATATGTATTGCCTAACGCACGTACAATGATACACCAACCTTCTGGTGGTGCTGGTGGCCAAGCAACCGATATGAAGATTCAAGTTGATGAGATAATGAAGATGAAAGAGAGATTAACTGGAATTTATGTATCACACAATACCGCTGGAAAGACATTCGAAGAGTTAACAGAAGCGATGGAACGTGATAATTTCATGTCAGCGGAAGAGACTGTTGCGTTTGGACTTGCAGATAAAGTTATAGATAAACGTTAAATTCCAGGTACGTAACTGAACATCTGAGCAGTTTTTATTTTACGTTGAGCAAGAATGTTATCAACCTTGCCATTCTTCTTTATATTGCTTTGAATTTCGTCTGTTATTGAATACCAATCTTTTGCATTTATAAGTTTTGTAATTGGACTATCTTTTATGGTATCAACACCTTCATAAAAAAAGTGATATAGTAACGCATCATATTGTGGTTGTGCAATCTTTACTGTAATAAATTTCTCTAGTACATTGCCAACGTTTCTTAGTTGTTTCTCTAAAATAAATTGCGCCGCGCCAATCGTTATCTTATTTAAGGATATATCCACACGAGTAGAGGCCGCAGTAATATACCCATATTCTATTTCTGTAGTTGAAATATTATAATCATAACCTACTACATTATTAAGAATTGTAGTAGTGGGTTCATTATCTAATATAATTGCGTCTTT